GTCAACGGAGATAATTCTCCCATACTGGTCTACCGGCACTGTTAAGGCATAGCTCTGTTCTGTTGCAACTACGTCAATTCGCTCTAGGTCATAGGTCCAGAGAAGGGTCTTCCTGCAAAAATCTATCGCAGCGCGCCTAATTGCTATTTTTATAGCCGGGACAGGCGCAGAAGGGATATCGGGTAAAATCTCTGGAGACCAATCTGTTAAATCTGTTGCCATTTAAAGCCTCCATAGCTTTAACCCTTTAAAAATAGCGTCTCGTAATCCGTCTCTCTTTCCTTGCTACCTGGAAAATCAGAGTCCTTTTTATAGGCCAGAGCTAATATACCGTTTACCAATCGATCTATGGCATGATCAGCAACCCCTACCAGGGCAGTTTCCCAATGTCCGTCCTCATCCCAGCTTATCTCCGTAGGTGCTTTAGAGTATTCCTCTAATACATACCCTGTACCATCTGAGGGAGGATACGTATAAAAAACAGCGGGATTTACCCTGTCCGGCATAACATTTAATATATTTTGAGCTGCCGTGGCATTGCTCCAATTCCTATCAAAGCTCTGAATGGCCTCAAGTGAACAAGAATTAATGCCTTCACCAGGGGTCTCCCCATCTAGGCCCATATTTTTCAGAAGGGTGACAAAGGCTATTCCACCGCTTGGGATATAATGCTTTGATCCTTCAGCCAGTTTGACAGATTCTATAACCGCGTTAGTCGTGGGGTCCAAAACAACAATTCTTCTGGTCGTGAGGTTATAATAATCTACCAGCTCGGATTCAGTCCAATGGCGGTCATCCTCCTCCGTAGCCTCATCCTGCAGGATCCCGGCTACGATATCTAGTATATGCTTGACGGTTACGTTCGCCATCGGGTTTAAGCCTCAAAAAGTCGCTCGGTTCTCAGGTGAATTGCCCTATCTTTTAGATCGTCCAGGTCGTGCCGCCTGTCGATGTCCTCGCCAAATTCCTGGAGAACATAATCCTCTACATCTTTTTTATCGACCATGGCCTTGATCTTGATTATATCCGGATCTTTATCAATTATCTCCTGACGTCTCTCGGCTTCAATTTGTTCCGGAGTTTTTGGTTTCTCTTTTTCCTTCGCGCCAGCACTCTTTGCAGCCTGTTTCGTCTCGGTTTCCTTGATCTTATTCTCCACTTCTGCCAATTCAGCCGATTCATCCAATGCCTTTTTATCCACAGAAGGAATCACGGGGGCATCTTCCAGCTCTTCCAATCGTTTTTTCGCTGCTTCCAGCCTTTTTTTGGCTATATCCGGATCGTACTCTGTCATATCCTTTCGTGCGGCCAAAATCTTAGTCCAGGCATATATTCTACCGGTGATTAATTGCCTCAGTAGTTTCATGGCGTTATCTCCTTTTTAAGGGCCCCGGGGATGTATAATGTCCCCGGGGTGGGTTTATCAATTTACACTGGAAATCTAGGCATCAATGGCGCTGGCCATATATCCTTCAACCCAAAAATCCACGACGGCCGTTTCTGTGTCCGCGCTATTAAACAGGACATTTATATTGCCGTCGGTGATGAAAAGCTGGCCCATCATATTGTCCGAGCCAAATTCATCGTTATCAAGGGTATAAAGCATGACACCTGCTGTCTGAATCGATCCGGCCGCCTCCCATCCATCATCATTCGCAGCTAGGCTATGGGTTGATGTTGCTGAATTAACGCCTATATCGATTGTGCATGCCGCACCCTCGCCGGTCACCACATATAACCCTACCCTCTTTATCAAAGCGCCTTTCGGCACCTGAAAGAGCTCCAGGGTATCGCTTGCGGCAAATCCGGTAGACGGCAAGTTTACTGGCGTACCCGGCGCCGACGTGAGGGCCAGTTTGGCATTAGCTACCAGGTCCGGGATATCAAGCCGCCTTTTCATAAAAGGATTTCCTCCTGAAGTATAGGGAACCCCAGCGCCTTCTTTATAGAATTCATAATCGGCCATAACAAAATTCCTCCTTTGATTGTTGTGTGGGCCTGTTTGTTCACAGGCCCGGGTTTTTATTAGCCGCCGTTGCGGACATACAGGTCAATAAGCGCTTCACCCTTCAGCACCTTATCCCCGTACACATTAAGGCCCCTTACCAGATTCCCGAAGGTCCTGGACGTTCTAAGGGTCTCCATCTTGGTCATTTGGGCCGCGAAACACAGGGCGCTTATCTGGCCAAAAATCGAGTGATAACAGGTATTGCCCGTGTCCGTGACAGAGGTTAAAAGGTTGGATTCATAGAGCGTTATATCGGCTATTTTGCCGATACGGCCATTGCGGAGAATGGATGTCCCATCTCCAGCAAGAGAGGCATCCTTGAGATCCGATTTAAGAATCATGCCGCTCATCCATTCCGGGATAACGCCCCAGCGATTATTCTTGGGGACGCTCTGTTCACCTAAAACAGTGCGGCAATCTACAATCTTATCAAGGATATTGGCCTTGGTAACGGCCACCGGGGTTCCGGTAGTCCCTAATGCGATATCGCCCGAAACCTTACCAGCGCTATTCCCGGCGTTGTGGGTGTCGGCATCTGCGTAAATATCGCCCAATATTCCGGTATCTATGGTGATTGACATCTGCTCACCGGCATCATCTGACCAGCTATCCATCAGCTTGACATCGGTCTGATATGCGTCAATATCATCACAGATAAAATTGAAGTATTTGGCCTTATCAATAAGAAGCTCTATGTTCGCAGATTCCGGCCTCTCGATTTCAAGGTCTTGCCCTTTGACGTAATCGTTAATGGTGATATCAGGAACGGTCCGGATTATGACCTTATCGCCCTTGTTTTTGATCTCTCCCGCATAATCTGTATTGGAAATAGCGGCAATTACTGTGGCATCATAAAACTTAACCAACAGATTGCCCGACCAGATCTCCGGGATAAAAGTTCCACTATACTGCGGTACTCCCGCTGCTACTTCGACTGCCATAGCGTTTCCTCCTCTAAGTTAAATAAAAAGGGAGAGATCAAGGGCCTAAACGTCCCTAAACCTTTCCCTTTTTGATTGATCGTTGAAAAGCCAAGGAGATTTTATCGAACTCCTCTTTGGTAATTCTTTTATCGATATAATCTTTGCTGGCTTTTTGAAATTGAGCCCTAGTTACGGTTTCGTCTTCCGGTTGAATCGCTCCACCACCACCTGTTTCATCAGGGGTTATTTCATCCTCTAATGAAGGTGTGATTTCATCGCCACCGCCTTCGGGCTGGTACCCTGTTTCTTTGATAAACGAATTAAACCAATGCGCTACCCGGGCCACATCACCTTTTTGATGAGCATCATCAAGTAAACGCTGTCTCTGTATGCCGGTCCCTGCGTCTATTTGAGCCAGATAATTATGCCAACGTGGGTCTTTATTTATCGACCTCCACTTCTTGACCTTTTTGGTGAGCACATCATAAAACCGCTCACTGGCATCTTTTTCAACGGTCTCGCCAATGCTCTTAACCTGGGTACCCACTTCGCCATATTTGGCTTTTAATTCTTGGTTTTCCTTAAGTAAGGCATTAACGGTATCCACCATATCGGTCATTTCTTCGCCATAAGCCTGAAAATCCTCTTTCTTTAATTCTTTCGTGGGTATGACTTTTGGTTTAGCTCCCTCGTCTTCTTCGGTATCAACATCAACTCCAGAAGGCTGCTTTTGCTGAGCAACGATTATATCGTTGAGGTTCGATATGGTAGCGTTGGCCTGGCTTAACAGAGACCTGGCCTCTTCCAACTCACTTCTAATATCCCCCACCTCTTTATTATATTTACCCCGCAGGACCTTAAAACTATGCTCATAGTCCTTTGGTTTCTGTGCAGGTTGGGGTTCCTTTCCTTGTTCGAGAGTCTGCGCCGGTGTTTCAATTACTTGGTCTTTCGGCTGATCTTTGCCTTCGGCCTCATCATCGATCACGGTTACAGGTATTCCCTCGGCAATTTTGCCTTGAAGATCCTTTGCAGCATCACCTTGTTTTTGAACTGCTGTTGGTATTCCTGCCATTTTGGATTCCTCCTTTCGAGCCGCCTTAAACGGTCTTCGGGTTTACTGTTATGCTTGAGAGCTCGGCATTTGCCGGTATTCCCAAGCGCCTATAAATAAAAAAGCCCCGTTGGATGAAACATTTCCGAATCATCCAACGAGGCTTTGATACGCTGTTGGCTTACCCTAATGCGTTTCCGCGTGGGAGAGACAAAAGGGCGTTATGTGATTTATTCAAATTTTAGTCTTTCAATTATATCCTTTATCCTGTTATTCCAATAATTTACATTAAAAAGCTCTCTTGTTTCAAATGAAGCGTGGTTCATATAAATCACAAATATAATCGTGTTCTACTTCTTTCCTCTCTGCTGAATCAGGAGAAATTTTTTTATTCTCACATTCAAAATCTTCTTCATTTATCCCACAATCAAAAGAAAATCTGCAATTCGCACAAGTTCTTACCTGCCTATAATTATGCTTTTTAAGAGGATCCATTACTTTTCAAACAACTCCCGGATAGTATTCCTTCTTCTCTTAGCGTAGGAGCTAATCGTTTTCTTGGCCCCCGATACGCTTACTACATCCTTTTTCTTTTTGGGACAGGGTTCTCCTGCCTGCTGTCTTTTCCCTTGACTGGCGTTCTTGTTTTGATAGCTTTCTTCAGCAGGCCCCGTTCCGTCTCTTCGTCTTGGTACTTTTTTACCCATTTTTTAAACCTCTAAACCGGAATATTTGTAATAACCAGCCATTGTATCCGGCTCATTACAATGATTCTGGAATCCCGTGATTTCCCCGTCTTTTGGGGTATTGCATCACTTAAAAAATATGAGATCTCATTTCCGTGCCTGAAATAAAACCCGGAAACAAGCTGCATATTGGTACCCTTATACTCCCTGTGCTCAATCCAGATATCGTGGTCTTTATAAATCTTATCTATGCGCTCCTTCTTTGTTTCCTTAGTAAGGCCTGCATTTTGAGCTATTTCCATGACCTTATCAGCATTAACGCCTAATTTCCTGAGAGCTATGTTATGGGCATGACGTAGGAAATTATTGGCCTCTTTTTGAGTATCAAACCGATATGGCTTACATTCGTCCATTACAAGCTGGAAATTATCCACATTCCGGGATCTGATTTCTCCCAGCGTCAGATTAGCTGTTGCATCTCTGATTTCAGCCATGTTCACCCGTATAAATCCCAAAAAGCAAAATTTTATTCTTATAAATTTTTGTCTTCAACAATCTAACCACAAAATAATCCCAGCTAGCCTTGTTTTTTATAAGATGATCAGCGACTATATTCCCTAATTTATTTGAGATTCCCCATAGTCTTGATTCCCTGATAATACCATTCTCAATAAGATCAAGGTCGTTGTTGAGATCCATTAATACAGTGAGGGCTTTATTTAAAATGATGGCCTCACCATGAAAATCAACTTTATCTCCTATCTCCGTGGGATTACCTGTATAGTCTAATTCCGTTTTATGTTTCTCAAAAATTGGAGCAAGGGCATCATATGTTCTATTAAGAGTATAATTCAGCAATAATTCTGGTATAAACGGCAACTTATAATCCTTTTTTTTAATCTCCGGCATATTCGGCTACCCCCAAAAACCTAATCCCCCTACGGCCTCGGTTCCTGACATCATTTACCCTATAAGCACACCCGTTTATTAAGAAAACAAAGTCCCTGCGTGAGAGCGGATCAATAAACCCTTTGGGCGCTTTCCGTATTCTCACGACTTCCGTTTTACCGGCCTCTTCTTTTTCCTGGTCTTGTTCAGGTGTGGGCTCTTCGACAACTTCAGGTTCAAGATTTTCCATGCCTTCCTCGTTAATATCCTCGGCTGGTTTATCCTGTCCTTCGGCCAAACCCTTGAAAGAGCTTTCCTGTTGCATTATGGTTCCTCCCCTCGAAGTACCTTCTCCAATAAGGAGATGGTAAATTTCAGGCCCCTGATAAGGGCACGGATTATAGTTTTGGCATCATCTGAGATCATATTTATTTGGGGAGAGTTGCCCCTCCCCCGTTAAAAGATTAAGCTAATGTGCCCTCAATTGGGAATGGGGCGTTTAAATGATCGCTGGAAGTAACCCTGTTGCCAGCCGCAAGCTGAAGATTACAATCGATAACAGCGTCATCTCCACCACCATCGGCTGCCGCATCGGAAATAATCGTGTTATTAACAACTGCCCAATCGTCCGAATCATCATCTACGCAAAGCCCGGTCGCTCGGATAATGTTATTTTTTAGAACACTGCCAAAACAACTAGCTCCCGCTTCCGCAACACCAAAACCTATTGTGCCATACATAATATTGTCGGATACAATACAGTCATGATGAATAGTGCCTTCAAAGTCGATAACTTGATCAAACATGGTTGGCCCAGCAGCTCCAACAGTAAACCTGTTACCGATAATTTGAACCATGGCAGCATCATCAATCTCAAGCGCCTTTGTTGTGCCTGCTGTTAATGGTGTAAAAACGCATCCAAGAATTCCTAGTCCATACATTCCGGCTGGTAAATCAAATAAATCTGCATTAGCCTCAGCATTGAATCCAAGGTTTATTAATCGAACACCGACTGCCGCCGCCGCTATCACATGATTGCCGATTATTCTTGGAAAAGGATAAAGATCCGTACCTACTCCTATTATATCGCATTTCTCAGGCAGTACCGTTAAATCTTCGTCAAGTTCCTGGTCACCACAGGCAAAAATCCGGTTCCTTCGCGCCCAGCGCCTTTCCTGGGCTATAGTAATGTTACTGACTGTAATTGCTTCGGAAAGACTCTTAAATGCAGCGCCCCAACTCAGGCCGTCCCCTGACGCTACAACATTTCCATCAACAAAATAGTCTATAGCCCCAGTGGGGTTAGCGCCTGGTGTGATTATCTGCCCGTGACAATTAAACATCTCGCAAACTGTTAGCTCATTTACGCTTAATTGTTCATATCTCATAATAATTCTCCTTTTCTGTGCCTCCCGGCGTTAATATTTTTCGCCCAACGCTTCCATTCTCTCCCTATGAGAGATAGCGGAGCGTGCCTATTTGCTTTCAAAACCCAATTTCCTTATATCTTCACATTTTCTTCTTTGCGACCTCTTTTTCATAGAGGCTTGTTGCCCAATTATGAGCATTGGAAAAGTATGCCTGTATTTCCTCAATAAATTCCGCGACACCCTGAGCCTTGAAAATCTCTTCAGATTTATTGGTTGACCTCAATTTCTTATTGACAATGGGGTTCGCATTATCAATGAGCTTTTCAATCGCCTCAAAATCCCCCCTGGCAATAGCCAGCATTTCAGCGGCATCCTCTATTTTCGGTAACCATTTCATACCCGTAGTCCTCGACCTTGGATTGTTTGACCGGGTGATTGGCCTTTTGGATTGCCTGCGGCATCAATGGCCGCTGCGGGTGGAATTTCACCGCCTTGCTCGATATTTAATTCTTCCATGGCGTCAGCCTGCGCAGCCTGCATGGCGTCGAGTTCATCATTGCTAAAAAGGATCTTACCCGAATCCATTTTCATGGAATCGAAAGCCTCCCTCAACATATGGGCCCGTCCTTTATCGGAGATTACTTTCCGATCCCAATCATTATTCGTCCTATCCAGCATCTCAGATCGTCTTAACTGGAGCTGTTCAGCAATAAATAATTGGTCGCTCGCCCGCGCTATCACATTGATATCACCTATTTTGTCTATATCCTGGTCGTACAACATCACATGATTCCAATGCTCTTTAATGCTTGGGCTTATGACCTTTTCGTCAATATGGGCTATTACGCCCTTGAGGGTCTTGCTGGCAGCGTTCATCAGCATACTCAAACCGCTGGCCGTCTTGCCCGCGCCTCCGATCTCCTGGGAGCCGTACACATAAGCCGGTATTCCGCTCTGTTCGGAGGCTTGCTTAAAGAAATACTCATAGACCTTTAACAATATATCAACGATTGGGTCAGGTTGGAAAAAATTCAGAGCCCGATTATCGGCTCCTGTTCCATCATCTACTGTTTTCCAAATCTTCCATGGGTACATTTCTTCAACGTTTTCAGATGGGTCCATTCGATTCATATAGGCTTCTACCTGTGGTCCAGAAGCTATACCCATGTTATTGACAATTGCCCGGGCCGTTGCGTTACAAATATCTTGGCAATCGTCCATTAATTCAGGTGGAGACTTACCCCAAATGGAATCATTGACGCTTTCAAAACTTGCCGCATAATACGGGCGATGCCCAAGGGGATGCGGATTGAGCCGGGACATAATCACATAATTGCCTATCAACCAGGCTGTGATCTGATAATCAATATCTGTGTCCGGCACCTGTTTTCCCGACATACCCCATTCAAGAAGTTTTCTACCCTGGACACTTCCCCAAAATACAAGCACATCAATAGGCGGATCTGGATCATTTTGTTCTTGTGGCCGATCAAGAGCTGTTGCCATTTGTTGATCTATGGATAGCCATTCACGGAGACCGCCTTCCCCGTATTCGTTCAATACTGCCCTAATAGCTGATTCCTTGAATCCCGGAACACCGATAAAGGTATTTAATTCAGATCGTCTTACCCGGATGCGTTCAATCAAATATCCATCCTGAATATTCTTTGCGCCAGGGCTCGGGAAAAGATTAATGCCGGCTACCCTTTGGTATTCTCTGACGGGCAGTATTTCGATTGCAGGCACGTAATTCCCGTTCTGGTCCTCTGTCCAGACCATCTTTTTCTTGCGCCTGATTACCGGTCCCTTTAGAAAAGCAGTAGGATAAGTAACCAGATCATTTATAAATTCACTTAAAGCCTTGTAATAATTGCCTTCTACCAATTGATCATTGATATGCTCCTCAAATCTATCGGCAGCCTTTTTGGCCTTCTCTTTTTTCTCTTCCAGGACTTTATCCTGTATTTCCAGCAATCTGTCTTGAATCTTCTCCGCGTTGACCGATTCAACGCCCTTCATCATCATTAATTGGACGACTTCTTCCTTGACCTGGGTCTGTATTTCAACTTCTTTCCCTTCCGGAAGGGTTGGAACAGGAGTAGGAGACAAGGCCCATGGCTTCTCGCCAGGGGGCAAGAGAATATCCCGAATCCATGATTCGGCGGCCCTGCATTTAACATTCGTCAGCTTCATGTAAATTGCTGAACCACCTTGTTTATGGATCTTGGCCAGCTTTTCGGCGGTATACTCTCCGTTGCGCCTATTCAGGCACTCAACAAATCGTTGCTGAATATTGTTGCCCTGTTTTGCCCGTTTTGCGGCGGACCACGCGCTCTGGATATGATCAGCCAAGGATAACAATTCCGGCTTTTGCTGTTCCTCTATGGCCTTCTGCCGGTTCTGTTCAGACTTTTCAATATCCTGTAGCTTTGATTCTGGAGTTCGAACCAATAATCCATAACCATGGGCAGGCGTATTTTCTGTTGGTGAGGCTGTTGGGTTCATATTATTTATGTCCATCCCTCAGCGTTTGTTAGCTTGTTTTCAGAGCTTTTGATTATAACCTCGTCACCAGCAAAACCCGTAACAGCTTGTATACGCACTGGATTTTTCACTAAGCCGGCTAGTAAATATCGGAGAGCATGAAACGGATAAAATTGATTCGAGGTTATATCGCTCTCTTTGTTCATTTCATCAAATATCACCCTATCCATCGCGGTAGGGGTCACAAAAGATGATCTGGTTAGGGCTTTTTTAAGGTTCCAATCCTTTATAAGGGAATCCCCGTAAGCATAATCCTTTACCGAAGGTGCCCCTTTTAATCGCATGGAAGTCCTGTTGTCTGTAAAATATCTCCACAGGTCCCGATAGAACCCTTGAATCTGCCGCTTATCTTTTGACTGGTCGGCATATACCGTCGTCGCCTTCATCCGGGTACCGTCCTCCAAGACTTTTTTAAATAATTCCTCTTGAGAATGGCTTTCTCCTTCGACCAGAAACAGAAGGGGGTTTTTTTCAAAAACATTAGGCTCCCTTTGTATGCCCATAAACAGATAATATCCGGGATTATTATCTATCGGCTTTACGATTGCCCCCCTAGCCTCATAAATAGCTATTTGCTGTTTGACACCCGTATCATTAATGCAGTGCGCCAAAAATCCATCTGCAAAAGGCATTACGTAAAGAACTTCTTTCATTCTTATCCCTGAAATCTTGGTTGTGGGGTGCTCATCCTGGCCATAGCCTCATAACATTGAGCCAGCCTGAAATGATCCGGGCCCCCTAGTTTCGGTACATAGATATATCTCAACTGCCCTGTCTGTTCATCCTCCACTAATTTCTTGGCCGTGGCATGACAATGAGCAGCAAATTGTTCTATCAATCCTGTTCTGCGTGGGATCTCCACTAAACCGTCAGATAATTCCTTGTGTGAGGCGTCCATAGCCTCTGTCCGGTAAGAGGTTACGGTGTAATCCTTTTCATTCCACGCATACGAGCCTTTTTGATGTTCAGAGAAATAGGACAGAAACACTTTCCCGGGGAACCTATGAGCAAACTTTCGGGCATCGTTTTGGTTTGGCAGCCCATCAATAACGCATCGTGCCACATGAAACCTTTGCATCAAGGCATCCAGCTCTGACCAGCCCTTTTCAATGGTGATATGGACTATCTTTCCGTCTTTATCCGCTGCAGGGTGCTTTTTGCCAATTACGATATGGAATAAATCCTGCTCGCCTCCGCCCTGGTCAATACCCATAAAGGAAGGTCCGGGATCCGAAGAGGCGATCCCGTCCAGGCCACAGCAATCATAAATGTCTTGCTCTGACAATCGATTTTCCGCTTCGATATATGCCCGGCCAAGCCGTAGCCGGATAAAATTCGCCCGGTCAATATTTGGATTTTCCCATTGGTTCAAGAGTGATTTAACATCAATCCAACCATAAGACGGGTGGCCAATAGTAAAACCGATAATGTCTTTCTCCATGGGTCTGGCTGACACCCATTCACCGAACCGGGGATCCAGCTCCCGGCCACAATGCCGACATGCACGGATAACAGAGCCGTCCTTCTGGCGCTTTAATACGGCACACTCCTTATTTGGATCCCAATATTCCTCCAAGTCCAGACAGGTATACCAGCCGCAATGCTGGCACTTGACATGCCAATATTCCTGGTCTGAGTCCTGAAATTTTCGGTCAATCCCGTAATCCGGTAAGGTCGGATTCGCTAAGTAGGATCTAGTATGGATAGGAGATTTCGAAAGCCGGCCGGCGACAAACTCATCAATCCCAGGGTGCATTTCATCGTATTCGTCATGCACAGCATGGTCTGCTGGATCGCCTTTAAGAGCCGAGCTGGTCTTCATCTCCTTTTTCAGATCCTGACCTAGCCGGCCAGACCTGAAATACAGAAACCCGGAGCCGATCCGTTTGAGGGTAGCGGAGTCGGTATCTCGAACGAATCGGCCTATTGTCTCCGGATTTTCCTGGATGAGAGGTCTAAAGCGGGACTTGGAAAACTCTGAAACCTTCTCGCGGTTAGGGAAAAGATAATATACTCCACTAGGATAATAGCCATAAATCATACCGTTAAGCGTATTGAGGACCTCGCCTTCGGTGAAGGTTCCCTGGGTTCCTTTCTTGATCACTTTAATCGGAGGCCTGATACTCATTGGCCGGACCTGAAATTCGTGTTGATTCAAGATAAAGGGCCCGGGCACCAATTTAATCCCTCTTGTATAAGCCCAATACCAGGGATTACAGGCGCAAAGAGCCTCTTCAGCTCCCGGACTTAATATCTCTGCGGTGTTCGTTAAGGATTGCATCTACCACCTTGTTGGCTGTATTGGTTAATAACTCCCGATCTGCCTCGCCTAATTTTGGTATGACTTGAAGAGCGCC